AGAGTTGATAATGAAAATGATCCAATTATTCCTTATTTTTTTGTTGCTCCAGATCAAAATGTTGCAGAAGTGTTAAAACAACTTGCAATATCAACACAAACAGCAATGTTTTTTGATGAATATAATAACTTTATAGTAATGAGCAAAGACTACTTAATGCCAACAAATGACATGCGTAATACCGACATAGATTTACTTGGAAATAATAATCAATCAATTTCTGGCATTATTGAAAATCAAACATTATCAAAAATACCAAATATTATTGCTATAAGTAGTGAAGATAAAAAAATATTTAATGATGGCAAAATAAACTATACAACTCGATATATTCAAAGATCTTATGGCTCAATCAGACAATCGTCGGTAATTGATAAAGAAAAAACATGGATATATAAACCAGTCTTATTATGGGAAGCGTCTGGAACAACTTCAACAAAAACAATAAACGAGGTAGCATCAAAACAGAGTAAATATGTTTTGGGTGCAATGCCATTAAACTCAGACCTATCTAGTTCATTGCCAACAGTGGTTAATGGCATAGTTACTAACAACATTATTGATATTGGAGAAAATGTTTATTGGTTAACAAGATATCAAGGATATCTGTTTTCTAATGGAGAAATAATTAGATATGATGCGGCAGAATTTAGCATTACTGGAATTGGTAATGTTTGGATTTCAAGCAATCAAGAATATCAAAAATACTTTGCATCATTACCTTTTAATGGCAAAATATACCCAACTGGACTTATTCGTATTTTTTCAACACCATACTACGAAACTAATAACTCTATAACAAGATTACAACCAGGAGAAGTTTATGAACATGGTCGTGGCCAATTTGGAACACCAGTAACATCGCATACTGCTGGAATAGATTCTTATTGGTCTAATAATGATTATGTTCGTGGATGCAACATGAAGTCACAATATTTATTTACAACAGATGTTAATCCAACACTACCGCAAACATCCGTTGGTCCAGCAGGAATTAACAATGTTTTATCAAAACAAACATCTAGAAATAGCATTATTAAAAATTATATGGCTACTAGTTATTCTACAGAAACAGAAGTAAATAATCTAAAATCTACACAATCTGGAACAATTCAATCTTCTGCTTTAGTTATGAGTGGTCCATCTTTTAAAAGTACAGAAACTCCAATTGATTTTGTATCTTATGTTTATAAAAATTTAGATAATGCATATAAAAATTTTGGAACAAGAATGAGGATAATTGGAAAAATTGAAAATAATGAAATAAGAAGTCAAACACCTATTGGAAGTATGCCATATTATCAAATTGGAGGAGTTCAAGCAAATCAAAGTATTAGCATTGGTGGTGGTAGCGGAGGTTTAGCAGTTATGTTAAACCCAGAAACAAATAATGGATATTATTTTGAAATTGTTGCATTAACAGAAAACAATGTTGAATCTTATTTAAATTTAGATAAAAATAATCAATCCAATATATCAATTAATAATATAATATTTTATAAAATTAAAAAAGAAAATTCTTCGGATAATGCAATTCCAATAAAATTATGGGGTGGACTTAGTAAAATATTAGTTGATGATGGAAGATTTACTGGCCAACATAGAGTTTCAGGAGAAGAAAACCCAACGGTATATGATTTATCAGTAGAGTATCAAGACATAGGAAATATTAGAAGATTTTTCTTGTATATTAATAATCAAATAGTTAAGGTTGTAGATGATCCAGATCCACTTCCAGTTTATAATAATATTGCTTTATTTACTCGTGGATCTTCAAAGTGTATGTTTGAAAATGTATATGCTTTATCAGAAAATTATTCTCAAAATTCTAGTGTATTAACTGGAGACACAATATTATCTACTTTTAAAGATAAAGAAGTTAGTTCTAATGAATCATTTAGAAAATATGAAATGAATAAAACCGTTCAATCAACATATTTATCTGGTATTAGTGCACAACAACCTCCTAAATATAATATGTATTTTGAAGAATTTGGATCAATTATGCGTGAATGTGCATATTTTAATATTAAATATGATCGTGCATACCCAGCACTTTATGCAGAACTTTCTCCAACATTTAATAGAATAAAAACTTATACAGTTTCTGGATTTTATGCAGATTCTTATGGGGCAGAATTTTTAATTTTTAACTCAACAGATTCAGCAATTAATTTAGACGAAACAACTGGTAACTATTTACGAATTCAGGGTATTGCATTTACACAAGATACAACACATGAACTATCTGTTGATGAATATTTTAAAAAACGTGGAAATTTGTCAGACCCACCATTGCAGGGTAATTCCTTAACATATTCTCCAATATTTGAAAAAGTTAAATATGATCAAATAAAACTAAGTAGATTAATCTACGGTAAAAATGAGTTTTCAATAAACACTCCATATATACAAACACAGGATGATGCAGAAGCCTTGATGGGATGGATTATTAATAAAGTAATGACTCCTAAAAGATCAATAGGATTAAAGTTATTTGCTATACCAACATTGCAATTAGGAGATATTGTTACTGTTGATTATAATGATTCTGATAATTTAAATTTAATATCTTCTGAAAATGATAGGTTTGTAGTATATAATATTGAATATTCAAGAAATATTAATGGCCCAGACATGACTGTTTATTTAAGCGAGGTATAAAATGTCAAACAGTTTATCTCCCACTCCAAATACTCCATTAAATATTAGTCAAGTGCTTATATCTTCTAATGCAAATTTAATTAAAACTGCTACACCAGATATTATGTTGTTTAATAATGAAGCAGTTTCAATAGAACAAATGACTGATTTAATTTTTGAAAATATTGGTGGACAAGAATTAATTAATATATCAAGAAATGACACTATTAATGGTCAAAATATTTCTTATCAACCAATAAAAAATATAAAATCAATACAACAAGCATATAACTCAAACAATATTTTGGGGTTGCAAAAAACTTCAGATAAATATTTTTCTGGATTTTCTATTAATTTTTATCAAAAAGTACCAAATGTTGGTAATGGGTTAAACGGTACAAATGTTTATGTTGATGACTTGGGTAATTTAGTTATAGAGGCTACTAATTTAAACAATGATGAACAACTTGAGGTTCAGTTAAGCACAAGTGGTACAATATATAGTATACAACTTGATGGGAATGAATCATGATAACAGACACTGGCAAGTCAATTATTGGAAAATATTTGCTTGGTCAGGCTCCAGCCTATGCTTCATATATTGCTGTTGGGTGTGGCTCTAAACCATTAGATACATTTGATATTCAAAATGATGTTTCTAATAAACAAAATCTTGATTTTGAAATGTTTAGAGTTCCAATTTCTTCAAAAGGTTTTATAAAAGAAAATGGTATAGATAAAATTGTTTTAACTGCAGAACTTCCAACAGAAGAAAGATATGAAATATCAGAAATAGGTTTATACTCTGCAGGATTAAATCCTTCTGCTGGAGCATATGACAGTAAGACTATTTTTGCTTTTACTAATACAGAAAATTGGCAATATCATACAGAGGCTTCTGCAGCAGAAATTGTTTTTTTTCCTGCTGCATTAGACAGTCCACAAAACGATAATATTATTTCAATTGCAAATCCAGTTTTTCAAACAAATGCTGATAATTTAATATTTTTTAAAACATCTCGTGCAGATAGATATGAAAGATGTAGATTTTTAAATAATATAATTTTAATTCAAGGAAACGACGCAGATATAACTCTTAGCGAAGAGAGTGGCTCAACGTTAGATCATTTTGTAATTGAGCCAGGTTCAAATCATATACATTTAACTAATCCACAGGTTGATTTTAGTAAAAATTCTCCTAAAGATGAATTAAGATTAGCATTTTCTTTAATTAGCAAAAATGGAAGTTCTTTTGCAATTCCAGACACAGTTAGAATTTTAATTGATTTTTCTTCAACAGATACTGGTTCTGGAGAGTTTGCAAGATTTGAAGCAGAAATAAATCAAGATAGTTCTGGAAATTTAGAAAACTATATTGCAGATTTTGAAACAAATAGATATTTTGTTATTTCTAAACAATTACAAGAACTTTATACAACTGCAGTAACAGTTGTTAAAATTTATGCATGTGTTATAGATGGTGGAAATCCATCAGAAGATTATTATATTGCTTTAGATGCATTAAGGTTAGAAAATACTCAAACGGTTAATCCACTTTATGGTTTAACTGGATATTCTGTTGTTAAAAATAATAATGCAACAACAGTTATAAAATCTCCTAATACTAGTAATTATGTAGAATTTAGATTTGCAGTTGGTGTTTCTTAATGTCTGACGCAGGTATTAAAAAACTAATTATTCCTAAAAATCAACTACCGCCTGTAGGAGATAATAACGAATACTTTTTAAGATATAGGATTATTTCTGAAGATAAAAATAGATACTCTCATTGGTCGCCAATATTTTCAGCAATCGCTCCAAATATAGAAGCAGTTAGTGGTAAACTAATTGTTAATGGCAACACTTCTACAGTTATTTGGGGAGATGAAAATACTAGACCCAAATATGATATATTTGTAAAGTTTGATGGAGGAAGTTATACATATCACGGAACTTCTCCAATTCATTCATATAGTTTTATTAATACTGGCACAACAAATGTTAGAGCAGCCATACAGGTTGAAGGTGTTAACAAGGTAAGAAATGCTGAATTGACTATATTTGAATCAAGTATAGTTTCTTTGGTATAATTAAATAGGAGGAACAATGGCAAAAATACCGCTACCAGAACGTGGACAACCATTAGATGTTACATATATTTATGAGTTGGCTAAGACTATTAATGATTTATCTACAGAGATTTCTTCTGCAGCATATAATCTTACAAGCATTGATAATGGTCCATCAATTAAAGAAAATATAAAAACATCAAATGCAAGAATTGTTGGCGGGTATGTAGAAATTTTTACAAACAGTATTGTAAACGCTGGTAATGAAAGAGCATTTACTTATTCTTTTCAAAATGACTTTAAGTTTCCACCAATAGTTACAGCAACAGCATTAAATATTGGAAATACTGAGGCTGGTCAAAATGTTACGGTTGTCTTACAAAGACCAACTACGTCCAAAGTTGATGGATTTGTAAGGTTTGGAGCATCTGGAAATGTATCACTTGCAGTTAACTTAATTGCTGTTGGTATTCCAAACTAAAGATTATTTATGCTTTCTTGTAGCAAGTGCCGTGGCCGTTTATTTGTTGACAGACTCTATACTACCACGCAGCACATAGAGGTATATTGTGTTCGGTGTGGATTAAGAAAATTTTATCATCCACCAACTGAAAGCGAGGAAGGTAGATGGTTACTCGAAAAGGAATTATCGATGAGCAAATCTATAATAACGAGTCTGTAATAAAAGGAAGTAAAAAAATTTGGTTTCTTAATGGCGATCTTGTAAGGTTACATCATAGTTCTAGGTCTACTGGTTTAGTTTCTGTGTATAATATTAATAAAGACAGAATTGAAACTTGTTTAAGAACTGATTTTAGAAAAAATAGAGAAAAGGCATATACAGTCGCAGAGACTGCTAAATTAATTAATCGTCATAGAAAGTATATGCCAACACTAATTAAACGAGGAGTCATTCCACCACCAATAGGTTCTACTTTAAATGGAAAAACTGGATGGCAAATAAGATCATATTATTCAGAAAGCACAGTTAAAGCAATTCGTGATATACTGGCATCTATACATATTGGACAACCAAGAAGAGACGGATTAATAACAAATAATATGACGCCTACAAATCAAGAGTTGACAAGGCGAATGGGTAACGGTATACTTACATATACAAAGACAGAAGATGGAAGATTTATTCCTGTTTGGTCAGAGAATATTTAAATCAAGAATAGGTGGGATAATGGAAAACGAAAGCACAAAAGTATCAGTAACATTAGGATATACCCTTAATTTGGGTAATTTTCAGTCATTAAGGCTTGATCTTGGAGTTATTGACTCTAAGCGTGATGGTGAAAATACAGAGCAGGCCTTTAATAGAGTCTATAAATTTGTTGAAGACAAACTAACAGAAAAGATTCAGGAAGCACAATCAGAGGCTGACAGTACAGAATAATGGCTGAACGCAAAGACCGTATGGCTTTGCTTAGCAGATATAGTAAATTGCACACAGCAAGATACCAGCAAAAGCCATTTTTAAATTTGAATGTAGAGCAATGGTCTTCCGATGCTTTAGTTGAATCTTATGGTATTTCAGAATGCTACGATTTGCTTGATTATTATTTTAGTATTGCCCAAGAGCCGAGTTGGAATCATTTTGCATATAATGCAGAAAAAATTATTAATGGTAAGATAGAAACAAAAAAAGATATTCAAGAAAGATCAGAGCGTAGAAAATTAGCAAGAAGGTGGCTTAGTGAATAATACAGAAGCAAAAGTTATATCGGCATTATTGCAAGATAAGCAAATGCATGTTTTGTTACAAGCCAACGTAGAAAATCTTCTTAGAACTCATAATGATGTATGGAATTTTATTCGTTTATATTTTGACAACAATGGATCCATTCCCCCAATATCTTTAGTTGTAGAAAAATTTAGAGATTTTCAACCAGTAGATGGCGTTGGTGCCACCAAACATCATCTTGAAGAGTTGCAGGCAGAGTATTTAAATGATAGCCTTAAAGATATATTAAGATCTGCAGCAGGTGAAGTGCAGGTTGGCAATGGGACAGAAGCACTAAATGGATTAATCACAAAAACTTCTGAGTTAAAGAAAAATACTTCTGCTATACGTGATATTGATGCTACCGATCTTGATTCTGCAGTTGCATATTTTGAAAAGATTCAGCAACAAAAATTAACTGGTCAAGTTGGAATTAAAACAGGTTTGCCAGGATTTGATAACTACCTACCTTCTGGAATTATGCCAGGACAACTTGGTGTGTTTCTTGCCTATCCTGGAATTGGCAAGTCATGGCTTGCACTTTACTTTGCAGTTCAAGCATGGAAGCAAGGCAAATCTCCCCTAGTAATATCTCTTGAAATGTCTGAAACAGAGGTTCGTAATCGTGTATTTGCTATTATGGGTGAGGGAATTTGGTCTCATCGCAAACTTAGTAATGGTGAAGTAGAACTTGATATGCTTAAGACTTGGCATGCTAATAAAATTGCAGGTAAACCAGAGTTTCACATTATTTCAAATGACAATGGTGGAGAAGTAAACCCATCCGTTGTGCGTGGAAAAATTGATCAATATAAACCAGATTTTGTTATTGTAGATTATTTACAGTTGATGAGTCCAAATCAAAGGTCTGATAATGAAACGGTACGAATGAAGAACCTTTCAAGAGAACTTAAACTTATGGCTATTGGTGAAGAGATTCCGATTATTGCAATATCCTCTGCAACTCCAGACGATGTAAACGATTTGAGTAGTGTTCCAACATTGGGTCAAACCGCATGGTCTAGACAGATTGCATACGATGCTGATTGGGTGATAGCACTTGGCCGTGCATCCAATAGCGACATTATTGAATGTGCTTTTAGAAAGAATAGGAATGGCTTTATGGGTGAGTTTCTTGTTCAAGTAGACTTTGATAAAGGATATTACAGATACAAAGATTATGAAGATAAGCAGTTATAATGGTATGTGGACAATTATCATCATAAGCCTATTAAGAACTTTAACCTTAGCGGAACCATACACGATGATTCGGCAATTGAAAGGCTTAAATCTGAATATGTAAAACTATTAGTATCAGAAATGAGGCTATCTGGCTATGTGCCAAAATTTGACATAGAGCCTGACTTTACGATAGACTATAATATGAAAGCAAAAAGTTTTGAATTTGAAATAACAATATACGGAATATATGTAGGAAAGAGAAAAAGTGAATGGATAGATGGAATAAGTCAGGCAACACCAATATATACTCAAAAGAACAAATCGAAAGAATCATTGAGGGATCAGGTTTAAACGTTGAGTCACAAGTAGGCTCTGAATTTATTATATTTTGTCCGTTTCATAATAATCATAGAACTCCAGCAGGAGAAGTTAATATGAACACTGGAATGTTTTTTTGTTTTTCTTGCAACAAAATAGCAGATTTAGTTGAGTTTGTAATGCATGCTACAGGTAGAACATATTTTGAGTCCGTAAGATTTATTAAAGACAAAGAACAAAACATGGATATTCAAAAGCAAATTAATAAAAAATTATTTGTTAAGCCAGAATTTGTTGAGTTTGATGAATTAATAATTAAAAGATTAAATAATCAGGCTTTAGAATCTTCAAGAGCAATAGATTATTATGCTAAAAGAAAAGTAACTAAAGAATCAATGATTAAATTTAATTTGGGTTATTCTGAAAAACAAGATATGGTAACAATACCAGTTCACTCACCAGATGGAATGATGATAGGTTTTGTTGGAAGATCTGTTGATGGGAAAGAATTTAAGAATACTCCAGGTATGCCAAAATCTAAAACATTATTTAATCTTAATAGAGTAAAGGCTGCTAATAAAATTTATGTGGTAGAATCTTCGTTTGACGTTATAAGATTAGATCAAGTTGGATTTCCAGCAGTTGCAACACTAGGGGCAACAATATCTAGCCAACAGGTAGAGTTGCTTAAAAAATATTTTAATGATATTATTGTTATTGCAGACAATGATGAAGCAGGAAGTAACATGAAAGACAGGCTTATGGAAAAACTTGGCTCTCGTGTTGGTGTAATAAAGTTAGAAAAGCAATACAAGGATATTGGCGACATGGATGACGAATCTATAAAGAAACTTGAATTTAGATTTGACAACTCCATAATCGCTATGCTAAAATAGAATAGAACAAACAAAGGAGAACGAATGAGCGTAGTAAAGGGACTAAAAAATATTAACGCCCTGCTCGACAAACCAAAATATGAAGGTACAGGACCAAAAGTAAAGTGGTTAAAACTTGCAGACGGTCAATCAGCAAAAAT